CGACGCAGTATTAACTCAAAATTATTTGGTTTCTACTACGAATGTTGGTACAGTAACGATAACAGTGTCCTAAGGAGATAAACATGGCAAAAATGGAATCAGACAAAGCCGACATGGCTCAAGACAAAACCCTTATTAAAAAGGCGTTTAAACAACACGATATGCAAGAGCACAAGGGCGGTAAGGGCACTAAGCTCAAACTCAAAAGCGGTGGCTCTATTGGTGCAAAAATGAAATCTATGGGTCGCAATCTGGCTCGCGCTGCAAATCAACGCGGTTCTTCAAGGGGTGGATAATGGCTAAATACAGCAAGAAAATGATGGGCAAAGAAGTCGGCGATGCGGCTGTGTATGCCGAGCCCCACACAATGACGGGTAAGAAAGTTAAAGTCGAAGAAATTCCCGGCAAACCTTCCGAACTTACAGGTACCAATCGCATGCGCATGAGTGTCGGCATGTACAACAATGGCCCAGTAGTACCTACTAAAACCGACGGCATTAAAATTCGTGGCACAGGAGCGGCGACCAAAGGCATGATGGCCAGAGGCCCGATGGCGTAATGACGTACACAGAGCTTGTCACCGCTATACAGCAGACCGCTGAAAACTCGTTTGATTACTCTACTAACCCGGAGATAATTAACAGGTTCATTAAGCAGACGGAGCAACGCATCTATAACACGGTGCAGATCTCCAACTTGCGTAAAAACGTGACCGGTAATTTGACCGGGGGCAACGCCTATCTAAATTGCCCAACAGATTTTTTGTCTGTATATTCCTTGGCTATATACACTCCAAACGCAACGCCAGTCGAATACACTTACCTTTTAAATAAAGACGTAGATTTCATCCGTGAAGCGTACGACAGCACCACAGGCAAACCGAAGCACTACGCCATTTTTGGCCCTCAAAGCACAAGTCCTCTGTATTTGACCTTTATTGTTGGGCCAACACCCGATACAAGTTATTCCGCTGAATTGCATTATTACTACTATCCAGAATCTATTGTTACCGCTGGTACCACTTGGCTTGGCCAAAACTTTGATTCCGCGTTGTTGAATGGATCTTTGGTTGAGGCTATTCGCTACATGAAAGGCGAAGCAGATATGATTCAGTTGTATAGCACTCTGTACATATCGGCTATTACACTACTCAAGAATTTGGCAGATGGTAAACAACGCGCCGATACGCACCGCGATGGACAAGTAAGGACACAAGTCCAATGAGTATTGTCCAAACGCAAACTACGAGCTTTAAGGCGGAGCTGTATCAAGGCATCCACGACTTGACTACGGATGTTATAAAGATTGCCCTATATACAGCCTCCGCCAACTTAAACGCCAGCACAACGGTTTACTCCACTACCAACGAGGTAGTAGCATCTGGGTACACAGCAGGCGGACAAACAATGACTGGGATCACAATAAACTCCGCCGACTACACTGCGTATGTTGGATTTAACAATATTTCTTGGACTTCAGCATTGACAGCTAGGTGTGCTTTGATATATAACTCCAGTAAGTCAAACCGTGCGATTGCTGTGCTAGATTTTGGTTCAGACAAGTCAAGTTCCACCACATTTACAATAACAATGCCGCAAGCAACGGCAACGACAGCATTGATTCGTAGTTCAAATTGAGGTAAACATGTTAGTAAACACAATACACGGCGAAATGGACGAAAACCTTCTGGAGAAGAAAGAAGGTGGATTCGAAAACAATAACGAAAAAACCACTTGGGTAGAGTATTGGTTGGACAATGAGCTTGTTCACCGCTCTGCGCACGTTACTTTAAAAGCACCACCGGCAGTAGTTGGTGAAATTCAGGAGTTTTAATCATGGCAAATACACAATCGGTATGCACATCTTTTTTAGCCGAAGTTATGCAGGGCTACCATCAGTTTGGTCAGCCTAGTTTGACTTCACGCACCAGCTTGACAGCACCCACCAACGACACTTTTAAGTTGGCTTTGTATTTTAGCTCGGCCACTTTAAACGCCTCTACCACCGCGTACTCAACAACAGGTGAAGTAACAAACACTTCCGGTACCGGATACACTGCTGGCGGGGCTACTATAACTAACGCTAACACACCCGCTTCAACAAACACCAGCACAACCGCTGGCACGGGCTATTGGACTCCATCGGCATCCGCGTCTTGGACTTCTTTGACTGTTAGCACAGCTTGGAACTGCGCCTTGTTGTACAACTCAACTCAAGGTAATCGCGCAGTGGCGGTTTATACGTTCTCCGACCAGACAATCACTGCCGGTACATTTACTTTGACCATGCCTACTAACGTGGCCGCTACCGCTCTTTTGCGTTTGGCTACAACTTAATGCTATGAGTCATGGCAGAACCAAACCAAAATTTGGAGCGGATTACCCCCGTCTATAAGTTTGTTTATAACGGGGTTACATTCTTTTATTACGCTGGTAATAAGGGGCAAGGGCTGCCAAAACACGAACATGTTTTCTCTCACCTAACATTTGTTGCTTCTGGGAAAACATGTGTACGCAAAGAAAACTTGTATAGGGAACTCTCGCCCGGCGACCACCCACTCAACCTAAAAGAAAACGAGTGGCATGAAATAGAAATCCTTGAAGACAATACGGTTTTTATTAACATAAGCGGGGGGCAAGATGCCTGAGTATGTTGTTTTTGACGCCGAGGGTAAATACTCAAACATTATTATGTGTGAGGAATGGGATGTTCCGCCTAATGGATGCACAAAGCGGTTGATACCAGAATACCATTATTGGGATCAAGAAAAACAAGAAATTATTAGAAACCCAAATGCTCCTATAACAATAGAGAGCGTATAACATGGCCACTTTTGACACATACTACTTTAATTCCGGCACATCTTGGCTTGTCCCGGCTGGCGTTACTGCCATACAAGTAGAATGTTTTGGGTCTACCCCGGGTATTTCGTACCCTAGCGGCACTATGCCCCAAGCAAATTACCCCGGCGGTTCTTATTCAAAAAGAACCAATATTGCGGTTACTGCTGGTTCTACAGTATATTTTAACGTCGGCGCAAACGGCGGCAATACTTGGTTTAACACAAGCAACGTTGCGCCGACTTCATCTTCTTCTACATCCTCAGCTTGCCTTGCCGTAGGCGGTAATACTACTGCCGCATCCCAAGTAGCCGCTAACTGTGGAAATGTTAAATATGCGGGGGGTGATGGACGGGTTACTACTGGGAATACCCTTACTGCTCAAGGGGGGCCCGCCGGGCCAAACGGCGCTGGCGCTGATGTTGGTGATCCCTATACAAATACTGGGTATTCAATAGGCGCGAGTGGCCCATATTTATTTTGCCAAGGTGGCGGGGCTAACGGCGGATTCCAAGGTAGTCTAGGTGTACCAGCGTATGGAAGAAGTGGGTCTGGCACCGATGGAATGGGTAGTAGGTATATTTCCGGTACTTTAACACAAGGTACCATCGATAGTTTAGGTAACTACAAATACTATAGTAATATTATTACTGACACTTACACTACTCCCAACGGTATATCGTGGGGCCCAAAAGGTGGGGGGGCTACGACAGGTGTTTCTACCTGCGCTGGCCCCGCGTGGGGGCTTATTCCAATATCCGGGTTTGTAGTAATAACTGTAGTCGCGGCTACTCAAAAAAATATTGTTTACATAGCACCCAGCGACAATATTAACTCTGTTGAACAATCTTTTACTTTACCCGCCGATTTTAAGTCGCTTATTTCACTCGAAGCCTTTGGTAGTTTTGGTACTTCAGCGATACTCTCTATCTCTAATAGCGGTGGCAGTGGCGGCGGAGCATATGCAAAAACCCTTGGAGCGTCCGTTACCGCTTCTATGGTTGCGGGGTCAACAGTTGTTTACTATCTTGTAGGTTCCCAAACTTCCGGTATTAAAGACGGACAAGATAGCTACATACGCATAGGCACAAGTGGGGCTCCTTCTTCGGTCACTGATGGAGTTTTAGCCAAAGGGTCTCTTGCAGTTTCTGGTACAACCGGCGCTTCTGGGGGCGCTACTGCTAGCAGCGTTGGAGATACAAAATATGCTGGCGGTAAGGGCGGCAACGGTGGCGCAACTTATAATACCGGTGGCGGCGGAGGTCTTGCTGGCCCTCTTGGTGCTGGCGGTAACGGGGGTGCTGGGTATTCTGCTTCTACAAGAGGTGACGGCGGTGGTGGCGCGTCTAACGGAGGATCTGCGGGTGGCGCGGGTACAAATACGGCTGGCGGTACCGGCGGAACTATCACGGGGGGTACTGGAGGTACTGGAGCTACGTCCTCTTCCGCTGCAACTTCAGGAACAAACGGCGGCGGCGGCGGTGGCGGTTTTGGGCTAGGTTCATTTCTCAGCGGCGCAGACGGAGGTATATTAAATAATAGTATATACACCATAAGGGGCGGTGGGGGTAGTGACCAAGGCCCCGGTAGAGCGATTTATAGTACTACCAGTCTTACCTATAATCTTGGTTTCGGCCTTGTTGTTTTTACTTATGAGCCTAGCTCAGATGTAACTACCGCACTCACAGGCGGGTCTGCAACAGCTTCTAGCGGTACTCTAACCACCTCACAAACGTTAACCCAAGCGCTATCAAGCGGGTCTGCGAACGCATTGGCGGGTACTCTAACCGCCTCACAAGCAATTTCCCAAGCACTATCAAGCGTATCTGTATCCGCATCAGCGGGAATTCTTGGAACTTCTACCGACCAAATAGTGGGTTTAAATTCCGCATCCGCCGCCGCTTATGGTGGTACACTAACAAACTCACAAATAGCTGTGCAAGCTTTAACCGGTGTTTCTGCTAGTGGTCAAACATCTTCATTCCCAATATTTTTAGAGTTAGTTGGCGCACAAGCTGCCGCGAGCACTGGAACATTAAACTATATAAACACAGGATGGCAATTGATAAACACGGGTGGAACAGTACTTTGGACTGATATAGACACGCAACAAACATAAACACAGCAGACAGGAAAAAACATGTCAACCTCATACACCTCGCTTCTTGGCCTCGCCCTTCCAGTCACCAACGAAAACGTCAACACTTGGGGTGATTTGGTAAACAATTCCGTTACCTCTTTACTGGATACGGCAATTGCGGGTACAACAACTCTTAGCAGTGACGCCGACGTCACTCTTACAACCTCAACAGGTACTTCCAATCAAGCGCGTCAAGCCATTATTTTATGGACGGCGAACGGTACAGTAACAAGAACAATCACTGCCCCCGCTACTTCAAAACTATACGTTGTAGTTAATAAAACAGGTAGCACACAAAGCATCCAATTTAAAGCAAGCGGAAGCTCATCCTCCGTCACCATTGCTGCAGGGGGTAAAACTTTTTTAGTGTTTAATGGAACCGACTTTGTATCTGTAAGCCCCACTACTTTTTCCAATTTAATTTTGGATGCGGGTACAACCGCAACTGCGCCAATTAAATTTACTTCCGGGACAAATCTGACTACTCCGGTTGCTGGCGCGGTTGAGTACAACGGATCTAACTATTTTCAAACCATAGACACCACATCCGGGCGTGGTGTAATTCCCGTTTCTCAGTTTATTTATTTAAGTTCCAACAGCACGGGTATCAGCAGCCTGTATCCTGTTTTCCCATCTAGTACTCTTAGTTTAGTTAGTGGTGCGCTGTATGAATATGAAGCTGAAATTTATTTGTATAAACCCAGCAGTGGTACGTTAACTTGGGCTTTCAGTTTTTCTGCTACTCCCGGGTTTATGCACGCACATTACGTTGGGCATCCGACTGGCGGTTTAGCTACTGTAGGCAGCGCCACCACTGCGGGTGTTGTAAACGCTACCGGCACAACAATAAGTCTTCCAAATACAGGAACCTTATCAAGTGGCACATACAACCATTACAAAATAAAAGCGTTGATATCAGTTTCTTCTGCGACTACCGTCAGTTTGCAGGTATCAAGTAATTCAAACACCGTGGACATGCTTTCCGGAAGCAGCGCAAAAATTACTCGTCTGCCGACATCCTCCGTCGGTACCTTCTCATAAGAGGTGAAAAATTGATCCTCTTACCCTCCTTGCCGCTGCTTCAACCGCTGTTGGATACATTAAAAAAGGCTGTGCTCTTTATAAAGAATATAAGGCAGTCGGTAAGGAAGCGCACGACGTCATTTCTGA